TTCTCTTGATTGCTCATTTATTTCGGTAAGATTTCCAGTTGCAATTCACTACCCCACCGGTCTCCTCGGCTCTTGACCAGATCGATCTTCCGACCGCTGCCGCTGCCTCGGTTGGTTTATGATTTGTGATGATCACGGTCGCTAAAAGGTTGTCGTAGCGATGATCAATAAGGTTTGTTAGCGTTCTCTGCTCCCAGTCAGTTCCTGCTAGCTCGCTCCATTCGTCTAGAATGAGCAGTGAGACCTTCTTAGCCTGCTGAAGAGTGTCGCGAGCCGAGCCTTTCTGCTGCCTATCATCTCCAAATTGCTGCCTGATTGTCTCCAGAAGATCATGCGTCTTAAAATATCGACTGCCTTGGTCCTTCTTAGCTGCCATCTCAGCCCACTTTGTAGCGATCTGAGTCTTTCCTGGGCCACGGTCACCGCATAGGATGAGTAAACAATCACCGCCTATCACTCGCTCTTCTAGTTCTAGAGCCTTGCTCAGCCCGTCCCCGTGCATTTTCATCAAGTTTGCTATGTGGCGAGCAGGAAAGCCCCACTTAGCAAGCCACTTATTGATTTCTTCATAATTCAACGACATAGATTCCGTCTCCTTCCGTGTTAGTTGTTGATGTTTCCGGCAAGTCCTGCCATCTCATTCTTTTGATCCAAAGGTGAAGACCTTGCTGGTATTCTCCATTTTCTTTTGTCCAGTGATCGCACTGCTTCCAAGCTTCAATCGCGGCCAGTAGCTCGTCTAACGTAGGCTGATCTGGTTTCTTGATTTTTTTCCATTCATCCCAGACCTGTGTCTTCGATGATCGTTGTCTGGATAGTTTGGGAGCTAATTCCCATAATTGAGATAAAATTTGTTTATCGTCCACTTGTGGACAAAAAACTTCTCCTTCTTCTTTTCCTTTTCCTTTTCCTTCTCCTTTAACAATCCCAGAATTATCCGGCACGGAGGTGGCAGGTGGGTGGCACGGAGGTGGCACGGAGGTGGCAGATTGTTGAGTTACCAATGAAATCCAGCCCACTTCTTTTAGGGTCTCAATAACCTGCCAGTCATCTGCCACCTTCATGCGAGTTATCTCCCATATGTCTGCCACTTCCATGCCGGTGCCGTCTGAGTTACGAAACTCCCCGCTTGCTCTTGTCTCTTTTGAGTAGGTCGCCATCACCTGACAAAGTGCTTGGAAGACCCCGAACGCGACTATTCCATCTTTACCCTTCCTCATTAGCTGTCTGTAGCCGCGAGAATCGCAGCCTGATGGTGCTAAAAACCACCCAAGTCTCTGTCTCTTTCTTGTGTCAGCATTCTCAAATAGCTGAGACCATTTATTAATCTTAATCATTTTGTGTTTTGTGTTTTTGCAATCTCTGCCAGCATCTGGCCGGCGTTGTGGATCACGCATATTTGACCTTGCCAGGTCGAGTGAAGCTCCTGTTGAGCTTTAGTTAATTTACGGGCGCTGGGAGGCTTGGAGCCGTCCTTGATCTCAAACAGGTAATTAAAACCATTCAAGCCCACAAGGATGTCAGGAATACCTCTTCCCGCGCCCGATAAATCAAATACACTAGCTTCGGGCAGAAGCTCCTTGAACTCCGCAACCACCTCCGAGTGATTGGCGTCTACCCGCTTAGCGTAACGTGTCATACTGTTTCTATAATGTTGGCCAGATCTTTAGCGTATGGTGTAGGATAGATTTTAATTTTCCTTGGCTCACCAAATTTAGTTGATTTTATCAGCTCCTTCCGAAGCAGGTTTTTCTTCGCAAGATGGCTAACCGCTGTGTTAATGCACCCGCGAGTAGTTCCTACTACAGCGGCCAGATCATCGGTTGATATGCCAGGTTCACAAACAGCAGCTAAAACCAAAGACTTTCGGTAATATGTTGAAACACCGGCTCGCCTCCATTTCTCGGATTCGACTAGGTTCTTCATAGGGATAGTCATCTTACCACCACCTTTCCAAATAGCGCTTCCTTGACCTGCTCAGCTACCTCTCGGTATTCTGGAATGAAATCATCTTGGGCGCGTGAGACAAGCTCAGTAAACTCGTCAGCCTGAACCTTAATGATGAGAGGGTTGGTCTCAGGGAAATAGCTCATAAACCACCATGTCTTAATGCCGGTGACGGCCATACTCCAGTGAACTTGGAGTTTGTATTCCTTTGGCAGAACTCCATCCATGAGGTACTCAGTATGTTTATCGACTTGCGGGCATTTAATCTCTAAGCCCATGTCATACTTCCCGTCTTTATCCACAATCAAACCATCCGGCGAGCATCCGATAATCTTGTCGTTGCGAGTAACAAACCCGACCTCGGTGACTTGGTAGCCCATCATTGACTCAAATAGCTCTCTAGCTGCATCCTCATGGTCGTGACCCCAGTCAGTGAACTTGTTGCCAGAGAAAACCATTGGGTCGCTCACACGGCATTCTCGCGCTAGCTTCCGAGCGTATTTAATGCGGCTGGTCGATAGCTTGCCGGTAGGGGTAAGGATATTACTAGCCTGAGAAGCCGTAGCCCTCCCTAGCCTGATCTGTTCCCACGCTTCCGAGCCTTGTTTAATATCGTCGTGAACGATCATTTCGATGCCTCCTGACTAAAAAGATCTTCAGTATCTGGCTCAATATCGGTCTCTACTACGTCCTCAAAAGGATCAACCGCAATTTCGCGAACTCTTGTAACCGGAGAAGCCGGAGTTACGTCACGGAAACCGGCGATGTCACGGCCCTCGTCCTCGTCATGGATTCCACCAAAGCCGAAAGCTACGCGCCCACATTGGATGATCGATTTCCATTTAAGCATCCGGCGAGGGTGCTGTTTCCAAGGCTCGGTGTTCCGCTTCACCTCCTCTAGATACTCGCGGTGCGTGGTGGGATGCTCGCGATCTTTCCGGTGGATCTTGATCTCGCACCAGCTGCCATCCTCGGCCCACTCCTCGCTCATCCCGTTCATTTGGGGATGGTCGTTAATAATCCGAAGCCAGCCGTCAATACTGACAATGGGAACAATCTCCCCTCCCTTACCTGGGAAGGCGTAAAGCTCTTTCAGTAAGGGGTTTAGCCCGTAGGTGTTAGCTACGATGACCAATGATGCGAACTGCTCATCGTTCTTGCAGTTCTTAAAAGCCGTAGCTTTAAGTATTTCAGCGGTCCTCTTTGAGTTGCTGCCGAGTCTCTCCGCAAGCTCCTGTAAAGCATTGCCCTTTTGTTGTGTTATTTCGTTTTTCATGTCGTATTTCATAATCGTGATCCGTATCTATTTGATGGCAAAAACCTCTGCTCACCTAGACCTAATGAGACATAAGCTAACTCAGCTAGCTCTTCATCATCCGGCTCAATGTTTGGCTTTAAGCTTGGCTTGGAATTTTGATCGTAAAAACTGTTTCCTCTGAACCCTTTTAGGTAATTGATTTGCTCGTATACCAGTTTTTTAACCTCCTCAAAGTAGGCTTGGTGTTGTTCTATGGTCATAGCCCTAGATTCTTTCTAGCTTGCGCGTAATCGCGCTCTCGCGCCGCTTTGTATTCCTCTGTCTCATTAGCCCTGATTCGGGCCACTCCAGCTTGTATGGCGTCCCAGCGTGCGCTAGGGGCGTATCTGGCTTGGCGTTCCTCGTCTTTAATAAGCGCGGCCTTGTGTGTCTCTTCGTCTATGTTCATTAGTATGTCCTTTGTTTTGCGTTTAAAGCAATATTGATTGCCTCAATCCGCTCGTTTACTTCATATTGATCCAGCTCGTAGTATCCTCCGATCAGAAGCTCCTTGAGTTCAAGAAGCTCAAAGTTCGGCTTCAGATACAGCTTATGAGCCATCTCTTGGATTCTGGCTTTCTCCACAGCGCGAGATGAGGCGAATACCCACATCACTAGCGTTGAAAGGCTAAGGAATATGGCTAACCCCAGCATTACTTCTTTCATTTTACAGCTCCTTTCATTGCTGATTTTAAAAGCCGCTCGACTAGGTCTTTGAGGCTTACTCCTTCATTTACAGCAAGAACCTTAACGGCCTTGTGTGTCTCTTCAGTTAATTGCACTAATTTCATTTCGTTGGTCAGCTCTTGCTGATAAATGAAACTTAGCGAAAAATAGAAACGAGTCAAATATATTTCTTAAATTATTTTAATTAGGTGCTGTGGTTCTTTATTTTGCAGGCCGAATGTTGGCGTAGTTATGCAACAACTGCGCCGTTTTTGGAGGACTTATGCAAGAAACACTCCGCTCTGGAGGACTTATGCAAGAAACACTCCGCTTTTTTTACGCCAAATAATCGACTAGAGCATCGCAGTAGATCTGAGCTAGCTCCGACTCCATTCCCTCATACAAAACCCATTCCTTAGCATTGCTGCCGAAGAATGGCTCCAATATGGCGGCCGGTGGTTTAGTTTTGGATAAGAACCTGTAGCCTCTACCCCCTTGGCTAATCGCCTTAACCCCTCTATCCTTCTGTCCTGGCACAACCTCCGAGTGAATTTTACGAAATGACTCTGCTAGCTTTTCGCCCTCTACACTTCCGGCGCAATAAAGATATTCAAACCCGTTAGCGCTGGGGCTATGAGAATTAAAATGAAGTTCGATTACGCAATCAAACCCCCAAGACTGCTCAGCTAAATACGAGCAGGATTTGTGATACCCCTTGAATGGAGTCTCGGCAATTACCGTGGATGATATAGAACGCTCTGTAAGCTTCTCTCGTAGCTTTTCAGCCACGTATTGGTTGTAAGCCCACTCACTGACGTTACCTCGGCTCACAGCGCCTTTATCGCCCATTCTAGAGTGGCCCACACAAATCAATACCTTCTTAATCCTCGGCTTTGGTTTGCGCGAGAAGATAGCTATTAGCTTTTCAAATATTGATTTCATTTCTGTCCGGTAATTAATGCCCGTTGCCAGACATACTGACTATAATACTTTTGGCCGCGTCCTACTATCGAAACCTCTTGAAATGTATAAAGCCGGCCATCAGTCAGAGTTATCACCGGAGGATCGTAGCTGCTCGCGTTTAATTCTTTTTGAGAGCCGCTCAATCCGCAAGACGGAAGCAGCATCACCAACACAAGCCAGCTTATCAATCTCATCCTCCAGGTCATCAATATATCTCCTCAGTTTTAAGTTTGTGTAAGCGATATAGGCTTGAAGCGCTGCTGTTAAAAGCTTCATTATTCGCCTTTTTTAAACCGCCGCCATTGGTTTATTAGGGAAAGTATTCCAATTAGAAGAGCTATTACTGCCGAGATAAACCCAACAGCCATTTCAAAGTAGTCAAAATAAGCCGAGATCGCTGACCATGAGCTGGCTATCATTCCGGTGATCGGGTGTGTCAAATGGTTGTTCATTATTCCAGCTCGTCTTCTGGCTCAGGCTTGATCGACAAAAACTCTAACTGAGTAAGCTCTTGGACGCCCTCGGACCCCTCAAGCATAGCGTCGTCGTTGGAGGTGAATCGCCAGCAGTCGATGGCTATAAGTCGTCCAGAGCCGTCGGTGGCTTCAGCAAGTGAGTCAACAGGCGGTAACCCAGTGAGCGTTGTTCGTTGCTTGTTAGGATAGCCCCTGTCTGAGTCTACGGCTGCAACAAGTCCCGTGTAGAGTTCGTCGGGTTGGACGACATAGTATCTGAAGCCAGTGTCAGCTCGGGATTGCTCAATGTCTGTGAGTGGTTCTTGTTGTTCGTCCATTAGTCTATCAGTTCTAGTTCGTCGAGCATCTCTAGGTCTTCCTCAATAGGTGGCTCCCAGCTCAATCGTTGTAGATAAGTGTCTAGGTTGATTTCCTCAATGCCCTCTAGGTCAAAGTCGTCACTAGGTAACACCCCTGACTTCTTAACACAATACAGGCGGTCGCTGTTGGTCTCCGGGTCTAAGAAAGTCTTATCCCAAAGAGCTAACCAGCGTTCAGTTCCGTTGTCGTCAGGTAGTGACCTTGCGGTGTTCCCGTCGGCTGTGAGCTGCTCGTAGGAAGCTTCGTTGCTGAACCTAAAGAATCGATGAGTTTCGTCTGTCATTAGTTAAGGTCTTCTAAGGGTGGAAAGAAGTCGGAGATGTTATCAACCGTTGGAGCGTCTAGTGGCTCGCCATCGTCATCAACACCTTCGATAAGCGGGTAACCGGTGTGCTTCAGGATTGCAAAGCTGCCACCTTCGTGATGCTCAATAACATCAGCCCAGCGAACCGTAGTGCTGCCATCGTAGCCTTGGGCTTCCACTATGCGCTCGTTATAAGCCTCAAGGGTCTGTCGGTCTGTTGATGTATAATACATGATTATTCAATTCCGTAGTAAGTCATGATGTTGTTGTCAATCCCTTGTCTATTCGTTGACTGGTAAGAATCAAACAAGAGAATTTCCTGAATCGTTCCACTCATTGGGTATGCAGTCGAAGAAGCACGTCTTAGTAGACCAATAGTAAATAAATCGACAGTAACGTCACCGTAATCAGTTGTGTCACTAGCAATTAAATTCCCTTGACTGTAAAACTGATGATTGCTTGCTGTGGTAGTAACCGACAAAACATTCTGTGTTGAAATCGAAGTAGGTGAATTAAGAGGAACTAGTGTGCCAGAGTCATCTCTTTGATGAAATTGAGGATACTTATTTTGCAATAACAACCTTTTTAAAGGAGTGTAGCTTGTTGAAGACGATAAGCTAACAACATCTGCACTTGTTGTAGAAGAGTTAGAGTTAGCACAAGCAAACATGGAAAGCGGTTGGTCATTTCCAGTAAACAAAGCGGCCACAGAATCGTTAAATAAGTGGTCACCAGCCCCATCAAAGTCCAACGCAGGCTCACCGCCCTCAGTCACCAGCGTGCCACCATCGACAATCTTAGGCTGGCTTGATGCCGTTGCCTGTGCTGCGTGGTTAGTGCCGCCTTGGTCATACCATGTGGTGACGTGGCCGTCGAATCCTTGACCGCTGAAGAGGGCTGGTGTGCCGCTAACAGTTCCGTTCGCAGAACCAACGCTGTCAGTCCATGATGCGTCAGTGATGTTTGTGTTAGACCAACCGTGAAGCTGTGTCATGCCAGTCACTGAGCCGTCTGTTGAGTAACCTTCGTAAACGTCAACGTAGTCAATGAGTCCTTCAAAATAGCGGGCGTTGTTTAGGTATCCAATCACCCAGTTCTGAGTTATGTGATTGAAATCAGTTTGAGTTGAACTTACGGATAATTCCCCAGTTTCTACGCCGTCTACAAACAGATTTAATTTAAGTGTAGTTCCGTCTAGTTTTGCAGACGCGACAATATTATAATAACGGCCTGTTTGGATTGTTTGTGAACGTGTTTCGGAATTTGTCCCAGAATCAACAACAACAAACAAAGTATTTCCGCTGATATTTAAACTAAATCGACCCGCTGCTGTGTTGTTATTTGTAAATATACCCTCATTAGTATCCACACCGTCATTCCACAAAACGCGAGTCTTGATTGTTATCTCTGAGTAGCTGCCAATATCTACACCAGAAACATCAACCTTGTCGTTGACCCCGTCGAAATACATACGGTTGTTTTCAAGTGCTAACGTGTCACCTAACGTCCAGTCACGAAGCGTCCCATCGCTAACCTCGGATGCCGTGAAGTCGCTTGTTGCGTTGTCGGAACTCCGTCTAACATTAACAACATTCGGGTCAGCGGCTGAGTCAAACGAACGGAGACTGTAAGCGGCTGCGGGTGCTAGGTCTAGGATGTTAGGAATCACTAGCACTCCGTTGATAAACACCTCCCAGCCTTTGCCGGAGAGACTGTCGATTGCGGTGTTCGTCGCGGCACTGAGTGAACCAGTGGCTACATTATAATCAATGTCGATGCCAGCGTCAGCCAAAGCAGAACCACCAGATGCTCCGGTAGACGTTGCGTATTTTCCGGATGCGTCGATGGAGACAAGTATGTTCTCGACCGATTGAGCGGTGAGTGACGTGCATCCTTCCCATGACCTACTGAACACGCCAGACGTGACGCTAGTAGGACTCCATGAGTCGAATAAGTTTGCTGGGAATGTGATAAGGCTGATGCAACTTCGCCACGCTTCAGTCAAGTTCGTTGCATTTGATATATCAAGCAAAGGAAAACTTGTGAGACTGGTGCAATTACGCCATGAGAGAGAGAAGTTTGTCCCAGTTGATACATCAATCAAAGGAAAACTTGTGAGATTGGTGCATCCTAGCCATGTGACAGAAAAGTTTACATTGGTCGCGCTCGTTCCGAGCTTTGCGCCAGCCGGAAATGACGTTAGGGCCGAGCAGTCTTGGAATGCGGACGTGAAATATTTCCCTTTGCTTAAATTGAAGTCCTCGGGCAGGCTAATAAGCGGCGTGTCGCGGAATGCGTTTTGGAAGTTAACGTTGGCTGATGCGCTCGCCGTTCCTAGTAAAACTCCCGATTCAATAGTGGTGATTTGTGTGCTGCGAAATGCGTTAAAGAACGTAGAGCCGCTACTCAAATCCAACGCAGGGAAACTTGTAAGTCCACTAGACTGCCATGCGTCTTGAAAGGTCACATTGTTCGCCGCCGTGCCGAGCTTTGCGCCAGCCGGAAAGGACGTTAGTGCCGGAGTGTTTTGCCATGCGGACGTGAAGTTGGTGCAGAGCGGAGCTTGGATTGCAGGGAAACTTTGAAGTGCATGATTATTTATCCACGCCTGCTGCATATTGGTAACGCTTGTCACATCAAGCAATGGGAAGTTGATTTGGTTATAACAATTATACCAAGCTCTGTAAAACGAAGTTAGGGATGAAGTGTCTATGTGCTTGAATTCAACAATATCCTGACGGTCACGCCAGTAGTTGTTAAAGGTTGTAGTATTGGCAGAATCGGAAGCGCCACGGTCAATCAAAAGCTTCCGTGCCGCCTCAATGTCAGCACCTGTTGCGCTCTCTGGTAATAATATAACACCATACAAATCACCAGCTCTACGCTGCACTGTGTTACCTAAGTTACCCAAAAGGTTTAACTCAGTGGTTGCTCTGTTACTCACGCGATACGCAAAGGTTCCGAGTGAAGTCCCTACGACCTGCCAGCCTGCTTGGGTTACTTGTGGTATATCTAGGTGGTCAGTGTTGTCTGCGAAGGTAACAACATAGCCGTCCCCGACTGGGGCATCGTTGGTTGTGCCTTGTGTTAAATATCGGTCAGAGTCCCCAAGGTCGCTGCCTACGATACGTCCGTTCCACGAGGATGAGCCTGTTGTTATCGCTCCGACTGGGGCCTTGGTGGCATCGTAGAAGTAATACCCAAAGCCGTCCTTTAGGTCGAACACGTTGTTCCTATTATTAATATAA